GCAGGCTATCAAAACTCGCTCATTGCACATAAACATGGGCGACTCGGTTGCGGCCAGCGATGGCGTGCAAATTGTCATCGGCAACTGGATTGCGAACAACACTGGCGAAGCTGCGGGACCGGCGACTTCTACCGAAATGGTATCATTGGAGTATCCGCTAGGGTTCTATACGCTGGCCACATTCGGCGGGGCGCAATCAGCTACTTGCGCAGCCGGTTCGAACCTCACGACCGATCCGATCAAGGTCGCCATCCCGAAAGGCGCAACGTTTGCGGTCCATCGCTGGGAGTCCTTTCCCTCTGCGGTCAATATTCCTGTCGGCGCGAATGCTGCCACGGTGACCGGTGAAGCTGCTACGACGTACACGGCGGCGCAGCTTGCGGCGCTGACGGTTGATCCAAAGACGTTCCTTACGGGCACGACGGCGAGCGGCGGCACTGCTGGCGGCTCATGGACTATGTACCCATTGGCTGTTCTTGGAATGTCGTCAGTGCCCAGCGTTATCGGCTACGGCGACTCGCGCATGTCAGGGCGCTCCGATGCGACTAGCACCGTGTCGACGCCAGCGGACTTCGGTTTCTTCGGCATGGGCGAAATCTTCCGTGTGATCGGCCATTCGCTACCGTACGCCAACATCGGCTGTGAGTCTGACACCGTGCAGCAGTTCAATGCCACGCATACGTTCCGCGCCAATTTGGCCCAGTATCACACGCATGTGCATTTTCAATACGGTATCAATGACTTGACCGCGGGCCGAAACGCGGCGACAGTTCTTGCTGCGTTGCAAAGCGCATGGGCGCTATTCCCAACCAAAAAGGTGAGCCATTCGACCATTCCGCCGGTGACTACTTCCACCGATTCGTGGGCGACCGTAGCGAACCAAACGGTAGTGGCAAGCAATGCCGACCGGGTCTCGTTGAATAACTCAATTCGCGCCACACCAGCCCCATTGTGGGCATATTTCGAAATCGCTGACCAAGTGGAATCGGCGCGCGATAGCGGCAAGTGGAAAGGCACGGATTCGGTGCCGTCTACGCTGGCTGCGATCACGGGGGACGGCACGCACGCCACCCCAAGCGGGTACTGGTTGATCCAGAACTCAGGCGCGATAAACCCAGCGCTGTTCGTGTAAAAAAAAGCCCGGAACCAACCGGGCTTTTCTCATTGCGGGGCGCGCTTAGTCCAGTACATGCCAGTCGTCGGCTAGGCAGTCGTTCACGCTCGGCACCCAAGTGCTGATGGTGTAGTCGACGTTCTTGATCGCCAAATATGCATTGTATGGAACCATCGCGTTTTCGCCGAAGAACTCTTTGGCCGCGCCTGTTTGGGCCGGATAGGAAGCTGCCGGTACGAGATAGACGAACATTCCCTTACCATTCCAGCCCGAACGCATGACTTTCTTTCCGTCACGAAGGGCTCTCAGCGCGCCGCCGAAGTCAGGCGGATAGATCGTCGCCGCGGTGGCGGAGCTTGGCGCAACCTCGGTAGCGGCAGTCGAAAGCGCCACACTTGCAATGCTCGGGTCCGTACTGCTCGTCGGGCTCACTGGGATCGGTGAAGCAGAAGCACCCGAAGATTCGGGTATCGCAGCCACAGCTGGGGCAGCGGGGGTAATTTCCGCGGTCGCAGTCGTCGAGGGCTCGCTCTGCGATTCGGTCGATTTCGTCGCTTGACCGACTTGATATGGCATCCATTTTGCGTAACCTCCGACTTGCGGGACGACGTCGTTTTCCTGAATCAGCGGAACGGACGTGTGTACTGAAACGCCGCCAACGTGGTCGATGACGAACAGATTCACTAATTCGGTTCCCGGCGGATTGCTGGGCCAAACGTAGATGACGGTCGCATCGAACGGTTGGCCGGATTCCATCGAGACTTTGCCGGGTCCATTGTCGTAGTAATAAATCTTGCGGCCGATGGTCGGGGTAATGCGCGGCATATTTGCTACTCCTTGTGGTTATACTTCATGAATCGGGCGAAAACGCGCCCTGCGAGGTAAGTCAAAAGCGCTGCCAATGCGCCACCAATCATGCAGCCAGAAACGTCGGCTTCGGTGTTTGGCGGCTGGCAGGATTGCGGATAAACCTTGCTGAATTGAGCCATTGGCGTAAAGCCTAAGCGCTCGCTCGCTTTTGGATCAATGGGAGCTTGTGCCGCCGCGCTAGCTTCCCTCATAAGGGCTTGGCATGCATCGGCTTGGCTATCGCGGCTCTGATAGAGCCCAGCGGCGCTCACAATGAGCCCAATGGCCAGCGATAGAGTTGCTAAAGATGGTTTCATGTGCTAGTTCGGTTGGCAGATTCAAATTTGATTATCCGAACACTAGCGCCGATTAGCAAGCGAATGGAACAAGATAATAGCATCTATCCCGTTGACATGTCGACAGCTTGTCGATTATGCTACAGTTTGCTACTCTTTTGAAGGTGCGATCATGGCCAAGCTAACTACTGCTCAGCGCAAGAAAATGCCCGCGAAAGAGTTCGCAGGCGGCAAAGGCGGCAAAGCCGGGGCCACAGGCGCATTCCCGCTCAATGACAAGCGGCACATTGCAGCCGCAGAATCATACGAGCGTTTCGCCACTCCTGCGGAAAAGGCGAAAATCAACGCGGCAGCAGAAAAAGCTTTTCCGAAACGCGGCCAGCGAACCGAAACCCATAAGAAAATGGGCAATCACTAACCGGAGTTATCATGGACGAAAATACGACTGAACAAGCAAACCCTTTCGCGAACGACTCGCAGCCGCAGCAAGAACCGGGTACCGGCGACGAAACTGGCTCGCAGCAGCCGGAAACTTCGTCCGATGGTGCAGAGGTTGCGGTTGAAGCGGTTCAGCCCACGGCCGAGTCGATTCTTTCGGGGCTGTTGTCCGATCTCGAAGGGCTTGCGCATATGTCGAAAACAGAAGTTGAACACATCGTCCAAGCGGCTCGGGTCGCATTCCAGTCGCTGTAATAATCGGGGTTCACCGCCATGAACTTTACTCCTAAGAACCAAGTAGTGCCTACGGCACCGGCCTATGTTTCGCGCAACGAGTTCATTTCGGACCCGCATGACGACAACAAGGTCATCGTCGCCCACCATATGCAATTCGATGGTTTGGTCGACGCGGTGCAAGCGCTGTCGAACGAAGGCATTCATGGCTCGAAGGACATGAAGTTGGTAGCGATGATTCCCCCGGGTCTCCCTGAGAAATGCTGTGAGATTTGGGGTATCACGTGGCAGGAGTTTTGGTCTGACAAGAAGTGGATCAAAAAGCTTATTAACGATCCTGAATTTGCCCATTTTCGAGTAGCACCAGGGAGATACTGAAATGTTCATGCTTTGCGAATTACATCGCGTCGGGTCGATGACGACTCTCGACAACACCAAGGGCTCGGTCGGCCAGATCGTTGAAGATCATACGACCGGCAATCTATACATCAAGCACGGCGGCGTTTGGCAGCAGATTACGACCAATGGCGCGCAGGGCGGCAATTCGGCCCAAGCAGCAGCCACTGCGGTCGTCGCAAACGGCCAATCACTTGTTCTGAAAAACCACAGCGGCACGGTTTCGAGCGGTAACGCGGGCTTGAACAGCACCGGCACGGTTGCCGCAGTGGCCGCAGGCGTTGTCACTGCTGTCGTTGCTGGCGCGTAATACTACGGGATCATCATGACTATTCAGAGCTACGACGACCTCACGTCGACGGTTGCAAAGCTTATCAAGCGACAAGACCTGACGTCGATGATCCCGCTTTTCGTCCAGATGGCAGAAGAGTATTTCAACAACTTCGACGATTTGGTCGAGGTCACTGCACGCCGCACAAACTATCTGTACACGCCGAGCCAGAACGTGTTTCCCGGTCCGACGGATATGCAACAGCCGATTCAGGCGTATATGGCCGGGGTTCTGCTCGACTTCTATCCGACGGGTTTTAACTCGTCGTATGCTGGCGCGAACTACCCGCAGATCGCTAACGGCTACCAGATCATGGGCAATACGATCACCGTGAGCGTGGCCCAGCTTGGATTGTTCCAACTCGATTACTACCAGAAGCTCGAAGGGCTGTCGTCGACAAATGAGTCGAACTGGTTGCTTGAAGATTCACCGACCGCCTATCTGGCAGGGGTTGCGCACGAAGCATTTTCGTATATGCGTGACTATGAAAAGGCGCAGTACTGGCTAGCCAAGCGCGACGCCGCAATCACCACATATGTCGAAAACGATGTGTCCAGCCGCTATCCGTCGGGCACACTGACCATTCGGGCGGGTTAAAATGCCAGCAGGCGTAATGATTCCGGTGCGGGGGTTCACACCATCCGTTGATCCGTCGACGCCGGGTGCAATCCTCGATTGCATGAACATGGTTCCGACCATTCGCGGCATGAAAGCCGCCCCCGCACCCCTTCCATTTGGTAACCCGGCGTTTCCGTCCACAGTCACGGGCGCGGCGACTTGCGAGTTGCTGAACGGCACTTTCCGCACCTTCTGTGGAACTGCGACCAAGCTATACGAGATTATCTCGGGCGCTAACACCGACGTGAGCCGCGCTGCGGGTGGCGCGTATATCGGCTCAGCCAATCGTTGGCGGTTCGTGCAATTCGGCAATGCTACTGTGGCTACTAACGGGGCTGACCCGCTTCAACAGTCGATCAGCAGCGGCGCGTTTTCCAATATCACAGGTTCCCCAATCGCGCAGATTTTGGAGACCGTGCAAGGCTTCGTTTTTGCGCTGGGTACCAATGACGGCACGTACGGGTTGCGCCCGCATGGCTGGTGGTGCTCAGGGCTCTACGACCAAACGCAGTGGACGCCGAGTCAGACCACTCAATGCGCGAACGGGATCATCGTCGATCAACCGGGCGCTTTGACGGCTGGCCGCGCGCTTGGTACGAATATCATCGTGTACAAGCAGCAGTCCATGTATTATGGCGTCTATCAGGGGCCACCCGTCATTTGGGCGTTCAACCTGATTAGCCCGATCATTGGTACGCCTTGCCAAGAGTGCGTCGTACCGGTTGGTGCGCGGCATCTGTTCCTTGGCACCGACAAGCAGGTCTATGAGTTCGATGGCACGATTCCGAACCCTATCGGCGACGAAGTGCACGAATGGCTGGCGAACAATTGGTCGTCGCTGTATCAGAGCAACGTGCAAAGCTACTATGACCAGCAGAATTCTCTTGTTTACTGGTACTTCTGTTCAACTAGCTCGACTGGTACTATCGACCGTTGCCTCGTCTACAATCATCGGACTGGCAAATTTGGGCGCGCCGATCTTGTCATTGAGTCGGCTGTACAGACCGTCTCTGGCCAGATTACGTGGGCCGGAATGGGCTCGCTACCGGGAGTATCAACTTGGTCGACTCTCCCGGTCATCCCATACAACTCGCCTTATTGGACTCAATCGACGCCGCGTCAAGGGGTGATCGACACGACTCATAAGGTGCAGGCGTTGGTGGGAGCGCAGCCGAATAGTTCGATTCTGACTAGCTGGCTGGGCGACGATTATAGCTATATCGACTTACTTGGTGTGGTGCCGCGATTCAGCGCGCAGCCTTCGACTTGCAATGGGTCGGTCAATACGCAACCGAGTTTGGGGCAGGCGACCCCGCCGACGAATTGGCCGCTTGGGTCGCTTTATGACGGCGAAATGGGGGCCGACTTGTCCGCAAGGTACTTGCAATTCAGCCTGCAATTCACCGGGAACCACGAACTGATGGGCTATACGCCTAGAGTCACGCCTAGCGGAGATATTTAAATGGCGGCTACTCAATTACCAGACCCGCAGCGGATCGGATCGCCCAGCACAATCGCTGGTCTCGCGATGGCTGTCATCAACTGGCTAAAACTGGCACAGCAACAAATAAATCGGCTTTCATCGGGGTCGATTGCCGGTTCTACCACAGCTTCGACCTCGCCGCCTAGCGTCGGATCGGTTACCCTATATGCGCAGGGTGATTTCATCCGAAACGCGGCCCCGACTGAGGCAGGCTCAGCGGGATCAAAGTATGTGGTCATTGGCTGGATATGTAGCGTCGGGGGAACACCGGGCACATGGCTCCAATGCCGCTGTCTAACTGGAAACTAAAAATGGATCATAAGCATCTGATCGCAGTCACACCCGCCGAACTCGTGACTGTGTGGCCCCAAATTCGCGAGCAAGTCGCGACGATCGAAGCGCCGGACGGGTTTTTGCCGGAAGACGTGTACCTTGCGTGCAAGACCGGCAATGCAACACTGTTCTTCCTGATGGCAGGCGAAAAGCGCGTCGGATGGATGGTCGCGCGCTTGCTGTTGCCTGATCTGCATATCTGGCAACTTAAGGCTGACGCGGGCTACGATGTGATGACGACCTATCGCGCCCAACTGATGGACCTTGCGCGCCAAGCCAATGCAGCGAGCCTGACTTTCGGCTCGACGCTGAAAGCATGGGCCAAGGTTGCACCCTCGCACGGCTTCAAAATGCGTATGATCGTTTACGAGTGCAAGGTCGATCCGGCACCGGTGCCGCCGCAGCTTCCTGTGGCCAATGAGAGCAACAATTCTGAGGTTGCGGCCCAGTAGCTATTAGTACATAATCGAGCCAACCTACCATTCGGCGGCCACTGACTTTTTGTCGTGGCCGCTTTTGCTTTTAAGGCTCGATTATGTCCAGTGGCGGGGGCGGAAGCCCATCAAGCACGACGCAGACGACCGAATTGCCAAGCTGGGCGCAACCTTATGCGCAACAGTTGCTTCAACGCGGCTCGGATTTGTCGAATCAGAGCGTCCCGACTTATACCGGCCAAACGGTTGCAGGTCTGAGCCCGACCCAGCAGCAAGGGCTGGGTAGCGTGAACGGTGCGGCTGGCTACGCGGGCAGCGTTGCTAACGCCGCAGGGGCGAATCAAGCCAACGTACTGAACGGTCAAGGCAAGCCGGATATCTCGAATCCGTATACCGGCAATGTGCAAGCATCGACGGCAGCGAACGCGTTTGCTGATCCGGCGAACAACCCGTATCTGGCGAACAGCGTCAATGCGTCGAATCAGGCTATCACGCAATCGTTCAACAATACGGTTGCTCCGCAAACGCTTGCGCAGTTCCGTAATGCGGGCGCGTTCGGCGGCTCAGCGCAGCAGCAAGCTACCGACAACAACAACTATCAGCTTGCAAATGCGCTTTCGAACAACACAGCGAACATGTACAACTCTGCCTACAACACTGCAGCGGGTGTCGCATCGCAGAACGCAGCGCAGCAGAACGCGGTTGGTCTCAGCAACCAAGCTATCGGCACGAACGCAAACAACGCATACAACCAGAACCTTTCGTCGAACTACTACAACAGTTTGACGGCAGGGAACGCTGCACTCAACACCGCGGTCAATGCAGGCAGCTTGTACGGCAATCAGGCGGCACAGCAGCTTGGGGCCGGTCAGGTGCAGCAGCAGACCGCGCAGGATCAGTTGAATTCGATGTACCAGCAATGGTACAATACGGTCAACCAGCCGTATGCGCAACTGTCCACATTGTCGAGTGCTCTGTCTGGCTCGCTGGGTTCTGGCGCAAGCACTTCGGTTTCGTCGTATAAGCCGGGTTCGGGCAGTACGCTGGGCTCGTTGCTTGTCCTTGGTACAACGGCCGCTGGTATTTACGGTTCAATGGGTCAATAAAATGAGCACATCAGGCAACGGTTCGGTCGATCTGTCGAGCGTGGCGGGTGCGGCCAATACGGGCGATACTCAAGGCTTTGCAGGCGACTTGGGTAACGTCGATCCGAACTCGGGCTATAACTCGCTGGGTGCGGGGCTTATGGGCGCGGGCGCTGGCACTTTGCCGAATGGCTACGCCAATGCAGCCAGCAACTATAATCCTGATCCGTCACAAGTGAGCGTCGGCACGTTGAACGGCAACACACAGTTTCAAATGCCGACTGACTCGACCGGCCAATTGAACGCGCAGGCGCTGTCAAAAGCGCTGGCAGCGGGCGGCAAAGTGGCGGGCGCACCTGCTGGGCCAACTGGACAGCAGCGCACTGCGGGTCCGGGCGGTCACATTTCGCTGCATCCGGTCACGTTTGGTGGCCCGATTCAGAACTTCGCAGGCTCCGCAGGCGGGTCGCAGCTTGGCCAAGGATTGTTGCAACTACTTTCAAAATATCGTCCGGGGCAACCATGAGTTCGCAAAGCAATCAATCCCCTTCCAGTCAAGCTAACACCGCATTGATGCAGTCGCGTGGTATTATCGGGCAACTCGGCCAGAGCCTAGCACCCGCCGCTACGATTACATCGTCGTTGCCAGCAGCCGGATTGGCCGGTTCGTTGGCAGGCAGCAGCGCGACCGGCGCGGCCCTTAGTGCAACAGCGCCTAGCGCCATTGAAGGCAGTGGCGCGCTGTACGGTTCAGCGGCTGGCATGGGTGCGGGCGCAGGCGACTTGGCATCTAACGCGAGCACGCTTGGCTCTGCGGCTGGTAGCTCGTGGGGCGGTCCGATTGGCATTGCCGGTAACCTTGCGGGTAGTTATCTGCAAAGCACGGTCAATCCGAACCACTCGGGTAACAGTATTGGTAACATCGGCGGCGCGGCTCTCAAGGGCGCTGGCACCGGGGCTGCAATCGGCTCGATCATTCCGGGCGTCGGCACCGCAATCGGTGGCGCAGTTGGCGGTTTGATCGGCGGACTGAGCACTTTGTTCTAAGGGCGGAAAAATGGGCATCCTTGACGATCTGATCGGCGCGTATGGCAGCGCGTGGAACCAGATGACTCCTACGGTCAGGGCCGGTGGGGGCACGACCGCAAGCAATCTGCTTGACGCGCTTGGCGCATCGCAGAGTGGCTACATTCCGCCTGCTCAATCGACCGACCAGATTGCGGCGAACCCGCAAATTGTTCAAATCAGCCCACAAGAAGCGGCAGCAGCGCAGGCGCAACAAGCCCAGCAAGCGCCCGCCATTGATCCGGCTCGCGTAGCTGCAATGCAGGCGGCAGCGGCGCAGCAGCAAGCCCCCACCGTGCCCCAAGCGGCTCCGCAGGCGGCAGCACCCGCGGTCGATCCCGGCATGCAGACCCAGCAGGTCGCTCCATCCCCTGTGGCTAGCGCCGATGCTACCCCCGGTTTCCCTTCACCATCGGACTACAATGCTGACGGTACCCAAGCGGCACCTTCTGCGCAGTCGTCTGGTGGTGGTCTTATTGGAGCGCTGGCGGGCGCTGCCCAACAAGCGGTTAGCGACCCTGTCGCTTCCAAGGGGCTTTTATCTACGCTCGGTGATACCGTCACGAACGTCGGCCAAAGGCTGAAATCGTTGTCGCCTGCTGCGTCGCAAGGGCTTATTGCGGGCGGCCTGTCCATGCTCGCGAATAACGACGGTACTCGCAACTTGTCGCAATTGGTTGGTGAGGGCGGCGTTGCTGGGGTGAATCAGTACCAGACTGTCAAACAAAATCAGATCGCGAACGCGATTGCGCAACAGAAGCTCGCGCAGGATTTGGCAGAGAAGCAAGCGACGAACGCGACCGCGAACTACAATGCGGTGACCGAGCGCTTCAAGGCTGGCAATACGCCGACTTCGGTTGAAGCTGGGCGCGGTATCGTCACGCCGAACATGCTTGCTACCGGCCAAGCGCCGCAGATGGTTAC